TATAGGGGTATCATATGAATACGTGTTCATATGTTCATGTTTGCAGTAGAGAGAAAGCATAGACAATATATATCTATGCTTGTGTTAAGTCAATATGAATTGTAGTAAATCCTATTCTTATACTCTTAACTTGTGCAATGGCATAAGGGTAGTCATTACCCCAGTTAATATAACCATCATATAAGAACCAGTTAACTGGGAATGTATTCCAAGTAGATTCGTAGTAAATGATTGTAGGAACTGTCAAACCTTGAATAGGATAACCACCGACGGGTGTATTTTGAATTTGAAACATAGGAGTGTTCTTATACGGTCCTAGTTGTCCTAATCCAGTACAAGCCAACTCAATATAATTTTGGTCATTTCCCGTAGCTTGAAAGCAAATCGTACACAAATTATTTACATACTGAATTTCAAAATAAGGTCTACCATGTCCAATAGCGACGCTATAACCATAAGAACCGCTATATCCTACCGCCGTATTATCGCTAAAAGTTTCAATATAATTAATTGAACCATAAAGAATAGCCTTATAAATATATTTAGCAAGATACTTACTAGCTGTTGTATTAGGATGAATATTATCACTAGTATTTATAAAATCTTTATTGTGCATAATCCAATTAAGATTATTAATAAAATCGCAGTCTCCATCCATCCAAATGTGGAAGGCTTGATTATAATAAGTGAAACGTTCAAGTTTTCGATACCATCCAATAAAACCAAGATGGATTTTACAATTAGGTAAAACGCTTCTAACTTTAATTAAAAAATCACTTAAACGGTCTCTAATTTCCTTTTCAGTCGCAATGGAAGCGTGTAAAATGTTTCCGTCGTTCGCACCTCCAAAAACATATAAATCAGTAATGCTATTCTTTTCATCTTTAGTCCATGATGCAGTATTACTATTAAAAATATTAATGAACGCTTCACTCTTATCATAAGGCCAACCAAAACCAGCACCACCAACACTCCAATTATAAGCATAAATAGATTTAGGTATCATACTTTCAAGTAAAGTTGAAAAAGAAGAGCCACCCACGCTTTCGTCTACCCCGTAACTATCAGTCATAAGAATAAATTTTCTATCTTTAAGTTTAGAGAATTTATCATCAACTTTTGTCATAAAATCTTGTAATTCTTTATCAATACGTGTAACTGTCGTATCAATTTCTTGTTTATTTTGTTTAATAAGTTCACGGCCCTCGCTATCTTTTAATAAATAGGTACCGCTACTCATTTTTAATTTATCAACATATTTATCCATGTTTATTGTCTCCTTATAAGATTTTTGTTGTTGGTGGTTCAGTCAAATTATTAGTAAATATAAATGATAAGCTTGTGTCTTCCTCATTGTAAATACCATCAAGTGTAATTTTTCCACTTGCTAACAATTCATGAATATTTTTTTCAATTTCTTCTAAAAACCTAGCGTAAATATCTATTAAACCTTTATAACCATCAATTAAATCTGTATATTGTTTAATCAAAAAACCTAAATCCTGGTCGTAGTTCCCTGTATGTGGATAATCATATAAAGCCATATATATTCCTCCTTAATAAGGTAATTGATTTGTGTAAGCTACGTGTAGACAAAATTCATCAAAAAACATTCTAGCAATTAACTCGTATATATTAAAGCTGCTTTGTAATTCAATTTCTTGATTAAGCATATCAGCAGTAGTCGTTACACCAATATTACCTTTTTCAATATCTTCAATAGTAAGTTTAATATTTTCTTTTTCATTTCCTCTAGTTGTATTATTGCCGTTTTCATTCCTATTATTACGATTGCTTGTTTTACTGTCGTTTGAAAATCCCGCATTATCAAAAGCACTAACTTGATTAACATCCTCTCCACTATCATTAATCGAATTGCTATGTGTATCATCAACAGTATTATCTTTACTTCTTACAGTAGTCTCAATGTGTGTTTTTGTACCATCTTTGTTCCAAATAGGGTTGTAATCTTCTTTATATTTCAAAGAATAAAGATAAACTAGCTTATCAAATTGTTCTTTGTGTTTTTTAAAAAAGTATTGAACCTTTATTTGTAAAATTTCAATCTCCGGATATATAGGCTCATTCATTCCGCACACATCCATAATTGTATTAATTAATGTGTCTCTATCTAATTTTTCATTAATATCAATGTCTTTAAAAACTTCATCATAAGTATATAATTGACAAATACTTGCAAAACTAAACATTGTTATCAACCACCATTTCTTTTTTCATTGTATCTATTACCCTTGTATTAATAGAGAAATGCAAATTAGTAATATCATCAAAATTAGGGTTTTCATTGATTTTTTTAGCACACTCGTTAAGCGAATCAATAAATCGTACGATAGTACAACGTACCTCGCTATTATTTGCATTAACTTCATCACTGTTTAACCTTTCTCTCTTATCCGTGTTAGCGTTATTGATACCGATTTCAGTTAGAAACTCGTTCATAATACTTCTTTTTGTCAACAATAAATCATTGCCGATGTAGGTATTTTTTACATTTAAGAAATAACCGCTGTCATTATCTTTATTTAAACTTTTCATCCCTTTTTTTAAAAATACAGCGGGATTTCCTCGTGAAACATCATCATACATTTTTTGTAAACTTTTCACTTGAGCATCAGTTTCCGCTTCAAAAACATGAGCTACTCTTGAATTGTATAATGAAACATTTAAAGAACAGTCAATATTAGCAAGTAGTACAGCATAACGATTGATTAACGACATAACCCCTTGAAATTTATTATATTCATAATTTATATATAATAGTTCCCCTTTTTCGCCTATTTTTTCATCAATAGTTCGCAACACGGGGTTATTAACTAAAACATTCGTCGGCATATAATACATATTTTGACCATAAAATCCACCCTCAAGTGCTAACGTTCCTATGTCAGTTTTAACAATAGGTATATATCCATTTGTTAAAAGAACATCCCACATATTATCAATATTCCAATTTGACGGATAACCATCAACAGTTAAAACGCTTTTTAATTTAGTCATCAACTGAAATTGATAATAGAAGAAAGAGTTATTAGTCATATCGTTTACGGATTTAGGATTATGATGAAAGAACCCTTTTACTAGTTCCGTAAACCCATTTCCATATTTGTTTTTACTCAAGATAAACACCTCCATTTAACAATGCGTCAATTTCATCTTTATATTGTTTTGGTGCCCATGTAGACACGTTTGCGTTCGTTGTTTGCACATATCCACTTAAAACACTCAATGATAAAACTTTGTTACAAGGTCTACCATAATTATTGGCTAATGAACTAGGGTCAACATTAGTGTTATGAGAAATACACACAAGTGTTATATCTTTTTTAGAAATATAAGAAGTGTTACCACCGCTACCACCAACCGACCCAACATTTGTACCTATAGCCGAGGTTATTGCATTAAAAGCCGAAACTCCTGCACCTGCATAATTTCCCATCAAACCCGCTATACTTCCCGCAACTACGTTACCAATAGCACCCAAAGGATTCCCTTGTGTAACTGTAGAGACTTGAATAGGTACACCCATTTGAGCTACACAACGTGCTTGATTTTCGACAATATAACAAATTTCTCCAACGACACTATCAAGTGTCATATTGATATTAATACTTGTTTTGCCTTGAAAATTATCGGCATTTAACTCTAGCCAACCATATGCAGGTAGATAAAGTAATAATGATGTGAATTGACTTCTATTTCTAAAATCGCTAAAATTCCAAGGTATAGTAATAGAAACACTTCCCGTAGCATCACGATTAACCGCATTGCCTACAACTCCCGTATTATAACCACCTGCAAAGATGATTTCACTAATAGCCCCAACAATAGTACAAGGATTGTATATACAAGAAGTAATACACGAACCCGTATCAGTTAGCATTTTTGAAATAGCGTTATTTGGGTCAGTAAACAATTCGGCAAAAGCATTATCACTCATTTTTGACATAATTTTAGCAAGTTGTGTATCAGTAACAGCCACATAAGGATTTGAATGAGTTCCTACATAAGATATAATGTATCTAGGTTGAGGAGTTGCGATAAATGATAAATTAGCATTGCTAGTGTTGATGATTGTATCTTTAGCACTTGATAATCTAGGGTCAATTAAATCAGTATTATAATTACTTGTTGAATATAATACAAAAGCGGTTGTACTTTTAATATCATCTTTCCAAGTGGCTAATGGGTCTAATTCACATGAAATGGTCCAAACCCCGTTTCTAGTATTTACTATATCAGTTATATAATAAAACCAAGTACCCCAAGATAGATACGAATAATTTGTTGGGTTTGTATTTAAAATAAAAGAGGGGTTGTAATGACTACACCCCTCTTTTAAATTAACATTGATAGTTTCTCCTTTTGAGGGCCTTTTAGTAGAATTTCTACGTTTAACAAAATTGTACAGTGTTATTTCCATATAACACAACCTCTCTTTCTATTTAGTACCATCAGTAGCTTTATCAGCTAAATAGAAAACTACAAAGTTTTCACTTAAATCATTGAAATATAACTCTTTATGATGATAATAAGTGTTATAATATCCACCAGCCGAGTTAAATGGTGTAGTCGAATTCCAACTATCTTTTTTATATAAACCTAATGCGTCTCGGTCATATAGAATCGCTAAAATATTACTTTGTGAAATTGCTTCAGCGTTATCACTTGATGGTTTGACATTAATAGAATCCGGCAATTTAATACTTTGCCAAAAACTTGTAGTATGATAATTATTTAATTTAACATAACCATCTCTAAAAGCTTGATATTGGACGACTGTTTCTAATCTACTTTCAAAGTCTTCTAAAATACGTAAATGTTGTAATGCCTTTGGGGTATGTCTTGTTTGTGTTCCGTCATTATAGATTTTAGTCATATTTTCCATATACTTTGAAACTAAATTAATACGAGATACACAATAAGCTAAAAATTCTTTATCGTGTTTGCAACTGTCAACTGTTAATTTTTTACTAGTTTCAGTATTGTACATTTCCAAAAGATTGAAAGTACATTTTTTCGATTTTAAACGTTCCGCGATAAAGTTATTAATACAGTTTCTAGCTAACCCCTCTAAAGATAATTCAATAGCGTTTTGAACTTCTCCATAAATTGCTCCAATGAATCCATTCATAGCATTTTCACTAGTGAAAGCTTCTTCTAACTGTTCTCTTTTAATAGTTACATAAAATTGATAAGGTGTTTCAGTTGTGAAAAATGATTGTGTTACTTTAGGGTTAGCTACCTTATACATATCTACTGATTGCCCATCAACTAAAGAATAGCTTTCATCTTCCGTAGCTTCCGGCATAGAAACTTTGATTTTTTGAACGATATTTCCCCATTGCATTGAATCTAGCACCATATCGCTATATTTTGATTTATATTCTCTAAATGAAATAATAGTTCTACCAATACGTTGAGCTAACGAATTTAGCCAAGTGTCCGCAAGACCATTTGTAGTTAATACGGTTTGACCTAATGAGATTAAACCTTGTTCATCCACTACAGTTAAATCAGTAACTCCCATTGTTTGTGAATTAACTGAATTTACAATGTCATAAATTTGTTTTACTGCCATTTTTAAATCCTCCTATTCATATCTTGAGAACCCTTTAAAAGGGTTTTCGTCTTTTTGTTCTACATTTGCATGTAAAATTGTTTGTTCTAATTTTTTAACTTTCTTCTCTAGTTCTTTACTTTTTTGTTCTAATTTGTCATATGTTTCACGTGAAACATAGTCCGCTTGTTCTTGCTCTTGTTCTTGTTCTTGTTCTTCTTGTTGTTCTTGTTCTTGTTCTTCTTGTTGTTCTTGTTGTTCTTCTTGTTGTTCCATAGTTTTTACCTCCTTTAGACCTTTTATTTATAAATAAAAGTGGGAGTAAAAGATATCCCTATCAGTACCAGCTTTCCAGCCGTTGGATGTGTACCCTCCCATGTATTATTATATATAACATTTTAATCGTTGTCAACGTATGATGTTTTTTAATTTTAGTTTCAAGTCATAGTCTTGATAAGCTATCATTTTATTATCAATATATAAATTTAACTCCCATGACTTTTCACGCTTGAATAGTTTTTCATCATCAAAACAAGGGCATTGACTTTTCATTTTTGAAACGTAAATAATGCCACTATCCTTAACTTGGTAAAAATATAGATTTTCAAATGAAAAAAGTGGTAAAAGTTTATTTCTTTGAAATTTTTTAATATCGCTAAAATCATCATTGACAAATATATTTGATGTTGACATTTTAGTGTAATCAGCTTCACTTCCTAAAAGCCTATATAGAGCAGTTTTCTTTTTCTCTCTTGATATTGGTACGTCAATAGGTAAATGTAAATAGAGACCTCTTTCTTCATCAATGAATTTTTCCGTTCCCGTTTGTATCATAGCCATAATTTTACTAGGAAGCTCTAATTCTCTCAAGATAGCGTTGTCAAGCATATTTGCATTACCGCATAATATAATTTTTACGGGTTTTCTACCGTTAACTTCTCTATTACGGTTTACAGTTTCAATCATATCAAAAAACAATGTTGCTTGTTTTTTATCAATAGCCGTTTTTATAGGCGATTTAGATATGAATTCATCATAGAAAATGTAGTCGTAGTCATCAAAATCAGTACCACGATATTTTGCAAATGTTGATAAAGCACCCGCAATTCCATATGAACGTTTTATTATTCTTTCATCATCTTTTTGTTCAACTTCTTCTATCAAATATACTTTTTTCTCTTTTGTAATCTCAATATTTGTATTGTAATCTCTATTGATTGCTTTAAATGTGTTTGACTCTCTAGTCAAAGACATTTCCATTTCATTTTCACTAGTTCGTAAATAAATAAACTTTCTATCATTATCAGTTATTAAACCTTTTTGAATTGAATAGGATTTGCCGATACCTCGACCACCTATAAATAAATAAAGGAAATAGTCAGTATTTTTGACTATTTCCCATGCGTTAAAATAAAGACTTTTTTCTTTATTCATTTTAAATTTTTGCTTCTAATGAATAGAAAGTATTACCACTTTTTGATGTTCCACTAGTGATGACTACGTCGACTGTAGCGATATCAATAGAATTGTCATTACATAAGTCTAATAATTCTCTAAAGCTATTCATAATCGTTTTAGAGTTTGTTCCTAAAATTTCTCCAGCATCAGTTAGAAAACTAATGCAATCCATTTCTTCTACTTCTCCCGTTTCGACTGTAGTGATTTGTGATTTTGTAAAAACATAATCTTTAATTTTAAAGACGTTGTCTACAAACTTTTTACAAGCAATAGATGAATTTGATTTAGCAATAGCCATTGCTTTTAATGGTTCGGTGTTTGTTTCTACTACTTTGATTTTTAATTGTTTTGACATTTTTTTCTTACCTCTTTTATTTTTCTTTCCCACTCGCTATTTATGCGGACTTGTGACCGCCTATCTCATTTTTGGTGTGACGTCGAATACTTTGATACATATACGTTATTTTAATGTTGTGTTATTTAATTGTAAAATTTTCGAGATAGGTTAGTTTAAGAAAGAACCTATTTTCTAGGTCTTTCATATGCTTCTTCAATTATAATAATAACTTCATTGAATGTGTACCACTTATAATATTTATGAATTTTTAGAAAATCGTCTAAAGTGAAATTTTTTCGATTTAATTTATTATAAGCAGTCGCTTTACAACATCCTAAAGCTTCCATGATATTTTTGATTGTCAAAGTTGGTAAATCTTTTTTATATTCTCTAGTCATATTTACTTCCTCTCTTACTAAATTAATTCTAACATTATAGAATTCATTCGTCAATATCTTTTCTTGAATTTTCTAATATTTTTAATAAATTTTTGTTTAATTCCTCGAATTTATTGCTAAATTCCTTTAAAGTTGTATTGTTATACCACATAAAGTAAATTAAACACGCAACGGCAACCCCGTTATTTACAAATAAATTTACAATTTCTTCCATGTTTATTCCTCGCTTTCTAAGCCGTTTAAAATAGATAGCATTACATCAGTCATTCCTAATGTATAAGTAGTGTCTACTAAAGCTATATTACTAGCGTTTTCAATTTTACAGCCTTGAACTGTTAAAAAATGTTTTTTATCGTCGTTATAGTAGACTGTTTTTCTACCACTATCAATAAATTCAGTACCAATTTTAAACTTTGACAAACCACCTTTTTGTTTTAGTTCTTTAGCACCACTTTTTTTATTTAGTCCTGCTACTGTTATCCCTATTTTATTATTTTGTTTAAAGGCATATTTTTTTGCACCTAGCGTAACAAATTCATCATAGCCTTTTTCTCTATCATACAATCCTAGAAAATATTTATGATTACCTACTTTGACACTATTTATTATATCATTGTCACGACACCAGGCAATCATTTCTTGATTGATATGTTCAAAAACTTCATCATGATGACCGACATATTTTACACTATCAGTATCAATGTATACACAATCTAAACCTATTTTATCAATAGCTTTTTGTAAATTTGTTCGACAAATAGCCGTAACAAATAGACCCCATTGATATGTTAGAAAATTGTTTCTCTTTTTGTAATAATCATCTAAAGTAGAATTTTCTCCTTTTTCCCATATGTCATTAAATAAATTTTCTTGTCTAATAATATCAGTGACTATCATACCGTATAAAGAATTTAATTTATTTTTGCTTTTCATATATTCGTATTCTTTACTTTCAACACCTTTTAATTGCGATTTCAAAGTGAAAAACTCTATTACAGTATCAGTTAGTTCTTTTGGTAGAAAGCCTTTGTGTGAATAGTAGAAATCTTCTACACGTACATTTTCCTCATCATAATCATATTGATTTATAAATATGTGATAGTCATAATTTGTCATGGCTATTTTTATAAACTCAGCTTCTAATACACGACCATTATAACAATATTCTTTTCCCTTAAATTCAGTGTTAGAGGTAGGTGCTATAAATTCTATACATTTTGAATAAGGAATGTAGGGAAAAGGAACTCCTTTTTTTAATTTTACATTTTCAAAAGAATAATATGCTAACGTGCAATAGCGATTATTATAATCATCTAGCATATCTAGTGAAGTTATTGTTTCTTCCTGGAATGGAGTAATTGGATATAGACCGCTTATCATAGCATAAGGGTATGCGCTTGACATATCATAAGACGAGACGTTATAGTTGATAAAGTTTGTTTTATAACGGTTTGAAGCAGTATTACCACCTCTAAAACTGTCTTTGCATAATTGATAAAGTTTATCATCTAATCTTAATTCAAGAAACTGTTTTCTATTCTTTTTGTTTTTTCTCATATTATTACGACATTCTCTACGTACATACCCCGTTGAAGTCAATGGAATTGTTGTTAGTGTATCTTCTTTTAAAAGATAAATAATAGCTTCATACAATCCCATGACGTCATTAAAACAATAACCTAATTCGCTCATTGTTAAATTGGTTTGAGGAGTAAAGACTTTATGGTAGTCTAAATCGCCCGTACCTTTAAAATAGTGTGCGTTTGGTGTATTCTCAATGAATTTTTTCAAATTCATATTTGATAGTAAATAAGAACACCTAAATTCTATATTGAACTCTTTCGATATTGCTTTTAATGGTTTTCGTTTATCAATAGCAAATACATTTTCTAATTTTATCCAAGAATAGAGAAATTGAAATTCATAAGAAAAGTTATGTATATAACATACTAATTTATGATTTTCATCAAAATTTTTTAACGCTCTATTTATTTTTCTCAAAAAGGTTAGAAATTCGTTCCATCTTCTTCCAAAGCATACGTAACCATCTATACATACTTGCCAATGGTACATAAAACCCTCAAAAGAACCGTCAGTTTTTTCTATTGTTGATGTTTCAATGTCAAACGTCATTAAATGTTCTATATATCTTTTTGTTGGTTGAATTAAAGGATTTGATTTTTTAATTCTAAAATATGGAAAATCTTCTTGATTGTACGCTTTTACAATAGCTTTACTATTGTTGAAATTTACTAAACACCCTTGCATAATTATTCATCCTTATTTTTCTTGTTTTTTCTTGTTTTTAAAGCTTGAATATTTCTTCTAAATTTATCCTTATCAAATTCGTGTGTGAATCTTTTCCATTCACGAATAAACTCTTTGTCACTTACACCACTAATACGAGCATGTTCCCAGTCTTCAATCAAATTGGTTGAACCATAGCCCTTGTCTTTTGCTTCATTTAAGAATTCCCCGCCGCCTATAGTTAGAAAAGTTCTAAAATCATCAACATTAAGACTTTTTGCAATGTTTGGTGCTGAATATTTTAATCGTGTTTGTAAAGTGTCTACAGCTCTTTCTAATCCTTTTTGAACAGTTTCTTCAACGTAGCTTACACTTGTTGTAGATGAAGCGTATTTAGAGTATAAATCTACGTTTAAATCATAAAGTTCTTCACTTGATAATTGATTAAGTTTTCTTTTACTTGTAGTGTAGCGATTAAATCCGGTCTCGCTTTGCGTTCTTTTATAAGCGTACGATTTGTTTTCTAGTCCAGCTTTTTCTAGTTCTCTATAACGTCTATTTATTGTACGTGATAGATATTGCGCATTTTCAATTAGTTCGTTTCTTGTTTGACTGTCATATTTAAGTCGACGTAAACCCATTATTTTTTTATCTTGTTCTTTAATTCTTTTTTCTCTTAAATCTTCTATATATTTTTTGAGTCCTTTATTTAGTGTCATATATTACCACCTCTTAGACATTCTAACATATTAGACATTTATTGTAAAGTGTCTATTATGTGATATAATTATAGCATAAAAGGAGGAATGATTATGAATGTTGATGATTTTATAGCTAAAATTTTAGAGTATGAAAAAATGCCAACTATTTACAAGTTAGGCAAATTCATGAATAGTTATCGAAAAGGAAAAAATGGAACGTTTTTGGAATGTGATTGTAGTGGACTAATTAAAGGTACATTGTGGGGATATCCGTATAATGGTAAGTATGGTAATATCTATCCGGATGTTAACGCGAATACGATTATGTCTACGTATTGTTATAATCAATCAAGTGATTTTTCTAAAATTTCTAAAGGGGAGTTTGTTTGGATGAATGGGCATATAGGTGTTTATATTGGTAATGGTAAAGTTTGCGAATGTTCTCCAAAATGGGAAAATGGTATTCAAATTACTAATTTAAATGCAAGAAATTGGAAGAAACATGGATATAGTAGATGGCTTGATTATTCTAGTAATTCTAGTGGTAATAGTTCGAAAACATGGGATATTGAAAGAATTGCTAGAGACGTAATCGATGGTAAGTATGGAAACGGTCACGAAACTAGAAAAAGAAATATTGGTTGTGATGATGCAACGTATCAACAAATTAGAAAACGTGTTAATGAATTAAGTAAATGAAAAGGATAGTTTTAACTATCCTTTTAATCTTATTACAAAATACTTATTATCATATAAGTTATGCTTAATTATTTCTTTATCTAACAGACTTAAACCAATAATTTGATTTAGTTCTTCAAATGTTAACTTGTCAGTTGTATTTATAATGTCAATACCTTTAAAATATACTATGAAAACGTATTTATTTTCATTTAGTTCTTGTTTTTTTATTCTTATAAGTTTTCGTAATTTCATTATTCGAATACCTCCATTTTATTTACTGTAATTCTAAAATAACGATTTGTCTTATCACTATACTCACTATAGAATTCTTCTAAAGTGTATTCGTCTTCCTCTAACGCTAAAATATCGGCACTTACGTATTGTTCAAAAACGCAAAAGTTAATCCAATCAGTTATATTTACATGATTAACTACTAATTTAACATCAATAATATTTTCATTTTCGTTAACAATCTCATTTAACTTATCCCATAACATCATTTTTATTTCCTCCTTATAATAAATAATATAACAAGTGATAGTACTAGACATATCATAGCGTTAGCGTTTAGTATCATTGATAACCACATCACAATCTAATATAATATTGTTTCTAAATGTATCATATACTATTCTACCTAAAAAACTACCATACCCCAAAGTATCTAACATTGATTTAGCCGACATTGTAACTATAAGCACCTCTACATTAAAACCGAATAAGTTATATATTATATCTCCTTTTCCGTCGTCTACTAATTCTCTTAAAAAATCATATAATGTTTGTTTTTCCATTTTTTATCCCTCCTACATAACAAATAAATATATAAATATAACAATTAATAATGCTAAACATAGCATAGCGTTAGCGTTTAGTAACATTGATAACTACCTCGCAATCTAAAATAATATTTTTTTCAAAAATTCCAAAAATTGGTTGACTTGACAATGCAAAATATCCTAATTTTTCTAACATCATTGTAGGTGTCATTTGTCTAACAATTAATTGATCGTTAATATCAAATAAATAATATTCAACCTCTCCTTTACCACTTTCAATTAATGAATTTAAAGCCCATAATAACGATTGTTCCATATTATTTCCTCTCTTTCTTTACAAATATTATTCTAACATGTTAGACAAATAAAATCAATAATTTTATTAAAATATTTATACTTTATTATTGCCCACATGAACATATGAACACGTATTCATATGATACCCCTATAGCACAAATTGGGGAAGTTGTCAAGAACTTTTTTTGATGTGAATTT